CCAGTAATAGTTAATATATCACCCGATACTGCCGTATTTATTCCTTCGCCCCCATCTATGCTTATTGCAAGACCAGTTGTGGCAGTATTACTATCGCCCTGAACTGTATTAAATTCGTTCGTAGTTGAGCCATCTACTTCGGTGGCTGTGAGAGTTATTGTATCAGTCCCAGCATTAGTCGTTATACCAAGTATCCCAGAACCCACAAGGGTTAATGTGTCAGTTAAGGTGTCTGCGACTATATCGGATTGACCTGCGGTAGAAATGGTTTTAAATACTTCGGTAGCAAACGTAATCCCAGAAATAGTGTCTACATATAAAGTCCCATCTATATAAGCATCTTTCCATTCTTTCGTAGCACTTCCTAAAGAATATGTATCATCTTTAGAAGGGATTATATTTGTAGCAGCTCTTTTGAGATAATTTATTACACTTCCAAAAGCTCCGCCACCGCCGAACCCATCTGCTTGTAATTCAGTATATACAGAGAATGCAAATGTAAATATAAGTAATAATGTAAGTATTCTTCTCATATCCCGACATCCTTCTTTTTCTGTATAAGCGTAATGGTAGTCGTGGCTCCTGAGTTTGCCAATACCTTTAACCTGATATATCCCGCTATCTGAGGTGAGAACATTATCCATCTGTCAGCACCTAAAGCCGTTACTATGGTATTGAGGGCGGTAGCGTCTGTATCATAAGGAGTGTACCAGTTCTCTTTATCTACCGAAACCTCATAAGTAATAGTAATGCTCGCATTGGTTTTGATTAACAAAGCTGTATATCCGTCTGAATAGAAAAATGGTATCGGATCGGAGTAATATGTAGAACCGCCTGCCAATACTTTGTCTGACCAACTATCGCCGGATGTATCTCTGATAACTTTAGGCTTTATTACTGAGTGGTTGCGCATGATTCACCTCTTTAGGATTTCTTCTATTTTCTGCTTTTGTTCTTTAACGGATATTTGTTGTTTTATAATCTTAATTAGTTGCTTATTTAACTCAGGCCCGATTTCACCGCTATTTTTCATCCTTTCAAATTCCTGTTTTCCTTTTTCTTTTCCTAATCCTCTTAATCTTTTAATTATCTCTTTAGCTTCTTTTTTAAATTCAAAGGTTATGTCTGATTTAACAGAACTACGCGCATTTCTAAACAGTGATTTTGCGTCTAAATTATTATTTAACGCAGAAGCCCATACCTCTTTTAATCTGTTTTTATCCTTACGATCAATAGCATCCCTGAATAGCTCCCTCGCTTTATAAGGAGTCATACCTTTAGATATAGGCATAGCGAATTGGAGAGGGTTAAAACCTGTCCTCATTTGACCTGATACAGAATAAGGTATAAAACCCTTGCCTACTTCTTTGACTCTTCCTTTCAAAGCTTCTTTATCCCAAAAAGGCTTATCCGCAAATTCCTTCTGCCATTCAGGATGAGGAAGAGTCTGCGATGTTGCCATACGAACTAAAGGAGCGACTTTACCAAATGCTTTCTTGGGAGGATTTATAAAAAACTCTGGTAATTCTCTGAACTGCTTGCCCCATCTTAAATACTTCTCTGTTCCATCAGGATTTTGCCCTATATAAAGGTGTGTCTTATGTCCGGGGGCATTTTCCCACATATAACGACCCTTACCAGTATAGCTTTCTGTAAGAGATTTATTTAATAAATTCATTCCCCCATAAAAATATAACATCCCCTTGCCCCAAAATTTCTGACCCATCTCGGTTCTAATGCCTCTTGTAGCTCCATGAACAGCTCCTACTCCTATGGGTGATAGAGCTTGCCTTATTGTAGATAATGTCCAATCAGGGGCTAATAACGCCCAATGAGCAGACTGTCTCCATTGGGGAGACTTAACAAGTAAATCCCATGCCTGACCACCGAAAGTATCATTTACAAATTGAGCTACTTCTTCCTTAACTTTATTCATGGGAATCTTGGGATTTTTCTGTATTTGAGCCTTTACTAAATCTTCATAGGCATATAACTTTAAGGAAGTATGGTAATAATCCCACAATCCTTTATCCCAAAATTCATTTGCTTTTCTTATTCCTTTTATTGCTGGCCCTAATACCTTGCCAATAACACGAGGCCTGCGGAGAGTATCCTCAGCAGTCTGTAAAGATTTTTGTATTACATTTCTCTGAACATCTGTAATTGCCCCTATCTGAAGACCATGCTGTAAAGCATCCTTACTTAAAGGCTCGTTTTCTAATATGCCATAATTACCTGATTTAAAAGCCTTGACTATCCGAACAGGATTCCAAAGTTTTCCTGCGCGCCCTCCTATTCCTGTTGCTGTAGCCGACTCAGTCAGAGCAGTATGATGAAACAAAGATAGGGATAGATTTATCTTTTTAGCTACAGCATTTATAGTGGTCGCCAATCTCCCTGCGGGCCATTTAAAGGGTTGCCCTAAAGCAGTTTTCATTACTTCCGCTATTTCGGGGTGAACCTTCACGGCAACTTTGTTTAATAAAAGCTGTTTCTTTTTTTCTGTCCCCACCATTTTTCCCATAGCTCTACGAAGTGCAGGATGGTCTATTGTAATCCACTCAGCAGGAGCTTTGTCTATTCTCTGCATTAACTTAACTCCTGCATTACCTTCCAATGCTTTTAATCCGTCTAAAAACTTAACATTGGCCACTGCCTTTATTTTAAATTGGTCATATGTCTGTATAATATCCGCTATATCTAAAGTCTTAGGTTTTAATCCAAACTTCTCTATCCCTTCCTTTAATGTAGGAATAAGCCTTTGTTTCATATGAGGGTTACGGGTTACAAACCAATTAACCACTTCTTTTTCTTTATTCTTTGGTATATCCCAAATGTGAGGTATGTAATTTTCTACAAATCCCACATCATCGCCATAGCTGTCCATTAAGAATTTATGGGCGTCATCCAAATAGTTAGATACTTCTTTCACTATTGGAGCAAGTTTTTTCTGCGCCTCTGGATATAAAGCCTCCAAATCAGGTCTATTAAGATTTTTAGGAATACCAGTTTTTTCCCTAAGAAATGGTATAATTTCTCTGAACTTTGTAGGGATAGTTTTCCGTAAATTGTTAATAAACTTGCCACTTTCAAATTCCCCTAATGCTAAATCAGAATGGCGTTGTTTAAGTAAATCATATGCTTTTACTTTTGGTATTGATAATCCTATGGATTCAGCGGTTTTCTTGACTCCCCCTCCTGTTATTTCATCAAGATTTCTTACAGTCTTCATTATATCTCTGCCTGCAAATCCCACGCCTTTCATAGCCAATGGAATACCAGCAAATATAGTCCCCATTTTTAACGCTTCTTTGGGTATCTCTTTGGGTTTTTTTGCTTCTAATCCACCGAATACAGCACCTTTTGTAAATTCAGGAACTATGGTTTTGGCTATAAGACCACCAACTTTAGGGATTTTAGAAATTGCTTGACCTGTTTTTGCTATAAGGGGAAGTTTAGAAAGTCCCTTAGTAACTGTTCCACCTACTTGAAATTCCCCAATTTGTCTTGTGAGTTCAGTTAAAGGAAGTTGTACTTTTTCTGCACCAGTAAATGGCTTGACTTCTTGTATTTGTTTGGGAAGTAATTTCCTTAACATAGGAGGTGTAAGATGTTTTGCAGCAATAGCCCCTTTGCGTTTTAGGCCAGCAATTAAAGCTTTGCGCGGTTCAAATTCTTTAATTTCGCCAACGTCAGCTTCTGGTATTTTTGAACTCATTTGCCTGTATTGAGAAGCCCCCTCTTTTTGGACTTCTTGTTTATATGGAGAAACCTTTGGGGTTTCTTCCAAAGTTAATTGTTTATAAAGAGAAGGCATTTATTTTCCCCATAAACTTTCAGATATATCTACTTCACCTAATTTAGTTGAAGGAAGTAGTATCCTTTTTAATTCAGAGCTATGTATTGGATAAATTTTTGACATAGCCCTATAAACCTTCATTGGGTCTTTTCCACCTTCAATATCACCAACGGCATCAGCCAAGCTTTCTTTATATCCTTCAGGTCTAACGTCTTTATCTGTAGGCTTAAACACCGACCCAGCAGGTCTTTCTCCTATTGGTTTTCCCTCAGCGTCAACAATCGCCTGTGGTGGTTTTAGTATTCCTGACTTGGCCGTTTCAAATGCTAACGCTTCTGGCCCATACTTAGAAGGCCCTGCATATTCAGCTCCTATCTGTTGCTTAATCCTTTCTGTCTGTCCTAATGTCCCAATAGCTTCCCCAGTTTCACGTTTGGATTTTAACCCAGCAGCCACCTTTGCAATGGCAGAGCCAAGACCTTTTAAACGGCCTCCCGTGCTTGCCCCAACCTGAAAACCTTGAGTTAATCCTTGTCTTACATTTCCCCAATCAGCCATTAGAAGCCTCCCTGTATTCTTTTTCAGTCTTATTGTTTTTTTTACAATTACATCTTCTGTGAGCTATTTCCAAATTATTATATTCATTGGTTCCGCCTCTTGACAATGGTGTTTTATGTTCTAAACAATCTTGTTTGAATTGAATTGGTTGTAAACATAGATAACAAGTAAGCGTTCCATATTTCTTTATGTTATCCTCATAAACAAGTTGAATAGTTTTTATGGATAATTTTCCAGCATTATAATATAATTGCATTCTTTTATTTTTATATCTCTCACACTTTTCTCTATTGTTATGTTTCCATCTTTGACCTATTAGTTTAATATGATTTTTGTCTTCAGTTATTCCACCCTTCCATTGTGGGTGTTTTTCTTTCTTATTTATTTCTGCTAATTTTTGCCTTGTTTCTTTTGATACGATATGTCCCTTAAAGTTTATACCTGAACATTTTTTACTACAAAATCTAAGCCTATTTTTTGAGAAAGAAACTTCAAATCTTTTATTGCATTGAACGCAAAATTTTTCTATTTTATTTTTGTTCCAAGCAACACAACCTTTAAGAAATCTACCTTTTTTATCTCTCATGCTTACCTCCAATAAAAACGGACGCATTTCGGTTGATGGAAGAAAACGGTTAAGTTTTCTAAACCTACTTTGCGTCCTTGTTTTAGGCAATAAAAAATCCGTTCTTCTTCCATCACCTAAAAGTATATCATACTTATTGGAGTTTGTCAAGGTATCTTATCCTCCCAAATTTACGTTTATTTCCGGTTGAGTTCCCGCTCCAGTCGTTCCCCTGATAAGTAACTCTGCCCCGACTGTTCCAAGTGCCTCTCTGATAGCTGATACATCGGCTGCTTGTGCGCCATAAATCATAGCCGCAGTCTGAACATCTAATCCACTCAAACCAACAAGATCATCCATGACGTTTCTATCTACGCCTAAAGAATCTTGGATAGCTTGGTATTGTGCAGTTCGCGCTAATTCAAATCTTCTCTGTTCTGTTTCAGCCTGTAACCCACTTTCAGTCCTCGCAAGTTCTTCCTGTAACTTAGCTTTCTGTGCCATGTGTTCGCCTGACCCATAAGTTCCAGCTAAATTATACGCTTTGTCCATATTATCTTGAGCGACTTGATAACTCTCTCTAGTTCTTCTTAAAGCCGCATCATAATACGCGTCGTTAGCTGTTGGGTAGAGTTCCTGTGGAGTGGATTTCAATATGTTCCCTAATTCTAATTGAGCCTGTTGTCCGATTTCAGTTAATCCGCCAGGTTTCATTTTTCCTGTAGCTGGGTCAACCTGTGTCTGCTCTAACAGTTTCTTTCTTATGTCCTCTACTGTTGAAGGCATTTGAAATTCAGGCGCAGACGGAGTCATTGAACCTATTAACGAACCAGCGCCTAAGATGTTTTGAGGAGTTATTAAACCCTTTGCTTTTTCTATTAAAGTCTTAGGAACTGCTTTTGCGACTTCTCCTGCTCCGCCTGCCGCTGCTGGGGTTCCTGGAATTCCCGCTGCTGGGGTTATCGGTGCAGCGCCTGGAGTTGCTCCAGGTGTAGATGGTGCTATATTTTTAAGGCTACCCAATGCTGAACCAATACCTATTCCAGCAGCTGCTCCTGAAACAGGTGCATTTATTCCTCCTGCTCCCATAGTTCTAACAGCCTTTGCGGAGGTAAGTTTTTCAGCTAAACCTCCTGCTACTGGCGCAATAGCGTTTGTTGCTCCTAATGCTCCTACTTTCATCGCCCCTGGCGTAAGTGCTTTTGTTGCGCCTGCCATCATTCCACCTTTACCAAATCCAGGCAAAGCACCCACCACACCTTGAAGCATACCTTGTCCACCGCTTAATGTCTGACCTAAAATACCGCCACCAGCGGCTTTGGAAGCCTCTACCGCACCCTTATATCCTGCACCAGATTGTCCTAATTTACCGCCAGCGAAAGATAATCCACCTGAAAGAGCAGCTTTGCCTAAGCTACCTGTTTTTTTGTAAGTTCTGGCACCGCTATAAGCACCAGCTAATACAGGCCCAATGCCAGGGATTAAAGATAAAGCAGCAGGAGCAACAATATTTTTTAATACACTCCTTGCATTTTTCCAACGGATATTATTCTCGTCTTCATGTTCGGAGTTTTTAGATATTAGCTCTTGAAGTTCGTGTTGCATCGTTGTAGCGTCTAATTCTTTGACTGTGGTTTTTCTGACATACGCTTCACCTGTTTCTTTATTGGCAAAACCCAACGCTGTCTTTAGAGTTTCTTTATCTACCTCTGAAAATTGTTTATGTAGATCTTCAAAATCCTTGTCATTTAAAACTTGTATCGTGTAGATTTGTTTCTTCATATCTTCCCCCTTTTTGTGTAAGTTTTATTATTCTTAAATCTATTCCACCTAATCCGTTCAACGGAGGGGAAGTTAGATTTTATATATGATTTAAACCTATGCCAAATCTCATAGGATAGTTTTGGGTTGTCAGGGTGCTTATCAGTTATTAAATGGTCGACGATACAAATGGTTCCATTTTCATTATCATCTTCTACGCTCCACATATCCTGACGAAAATATTTATCTTCTTCGCCCTTGTTACAAATATAAAAACTTAATGTGCAGACCAATCGTTTACCTTTAAAGAAAGGTATAAGTCTATTCCTATCCAGCATTTTCTCATAATAAAGTTTATTCACGAAAGCCTCTCCACGATAATAAAAAGCGAATACGCAGGCGTCCCCGACTTCCCTGTTATCGCTGTTGCATAAGTAATTGCAGCCGCAGTCGCTCGGACAAATAAAGTATTCTGTGAGGCGGACTTATCCACTGTTAAATCTAAATCATTTACTACTACGCTTGATTGAGCCTGTTCTGAATCTGTCCACCCGATTGTTACGTCTAACGTCCCGCCTGCTCCTGCGGTTGTAGTAAGGGCGTAAGTTGAAATACGATACACACCTGCTGCCGCAGGGGTATATAAGGTAGTAGTTGTTATATCACCGTCTTGAGCAGTTAAAGCAACACTTTTTACTATCGTTGCCTGGCCCAATCCTACGGCGTTCCACTCATTAAAATACCAAAGGGAATTTGTATCGTCCCAGACATAGAGTCTTAATACTGTACCTGATATAAAGATTCCAAATTCTCCTGATTCCCCTGTATGAGTAGGAACAGCTGTATATGTCCTCATCTGATAACGCCCACTATTTAAAATAGACGCCACATTATTTATGAATTCTATTAAACTTAAATCTTTCCTTAGTCGTGGACTGAGTTCTAAATTTGCTATTTTCATGTTGTAGCCTTATCTTCAGTAGACACGCCTAACGGTTTTTCTTCCCTGTATAGTTCAAATCCATATATCGTAGGAGCTGGATTAGAAGAACTATCTTTTATTTTTATCTGTAACATATTGTTTATGCTTCCTATATCAAATACAGCTGTTTTCCCAAAATTAAGCTCGTCATTATGGGCAGAATCAAATGTTGATGATGTCGGTGTAATCCACGAAACTCCCCAATTAAATCTATATTGTAAAGTTACACTAATAATGGAAGCAGATACAGCATATTTTGCATTTATCCCAAGTAAAAGGTTTTTGTTTAAAAGAGCGACCCCTGAAGATTTAATCTTTCCTGATACCCAATAGGCATTTATATCAGATCCATCATCGGAGTTTCCTGATTCCTGAAGCCATGTATAACCTGTGTACCCTGAACAGTAAAGTTTCTTGACCTTACTTGTTGATAACGCATAACAACTCGATGCAAAAACCTGCCCATCATAAGGGAATATCCCACCTGTTTTATAATCAAGGACAAAGGCATAGTTTACGGAAGTATCTGTTCCTAATACACTATATAAGATGTATTCTTGTGTGTCATTTTTAACAGAGGCATGAAAAAGGTCTGTGTATCTAAAATTCATATCATTAAAACTTAAAGGCTGGTCATCCGCAGAGGCAAATAAATCATTTGTTTCTTCAGTAAGAACATCACTTATTATCTGAACATTATATCCGTCAAAAATAGCAAGCTTCTTATCAGTAGTAAGATAGATTAAAACATTTCCCAATTCTCCGCCTATGTCTACCTCTTTGATCGTGTAATGACAGGGAGAACCTATGCCTGATATTTGGTCAACTTGGAATGTAGGACTGGAGCCAAGATAAGTAACTCTAAATATAGAATACCGCTTAAATATATAAAGCTTACCTTTAAGTATTCTAATGCCTGTAATTACATCCCCATCAGAGGTGTCAAAATTAAGCGTATTTGTAGCCGTCCAAGTAGTGTAATCTGATAGATCTGAATACCTGACAGTATTCGAAGAACCTCTTATTCCTGCCATAAAGACATAGTTTTTCCATATTACTACGAATTTACCTACAGGAGCGCCGGAAACCAGTGAAATACTACCTGTTCCCAAATAAGTATAAAGTCCTATATCGGTATTTATTAAAGCCCTTCCTGACTGCCAATCCGCCATTGTCCAGAAACGGGAAGAAGTTAATGGCGCGGAAGCAGCACTAAAAGCAGCAGCAGGTGATGTGTAACTTGCTGTATTCCTGCAAATTCCCTTATCTAATCTAAAATCATCTACCCAACCATCTAAAAAAAATGTACCGAATGACTTGCCTAATGTAAAAACTGCTGCAATATCAGGGATAGTTTTTCCAGAAATAGTTACAGTTTGTGTAACTGTTTTAGTAACGCCATCAATAAACATATAAGGAGTATTCCCACCTCTTGAAACTTCTATAAAATACCAAGTATCAGCTAAAGGTGTCCAGGCAGTTCCAAAATTTGCTATAACCGTTCCTGCTGAAACAGCATAAAAGTTTAAAAAAGCGCCTGTATTGGTAACTTGTATCCTCCAAGCATTACTGGTGTCTACAAATTGCCCACATATTGCTTGGTCTTTACTAACGTTAGCAAATCTGAACCACCCTCTCATTGTCCAATCACCCGCACCTAAATTATAGTTATTATTGTCAGGTTGAGTAACATAATCAGTAGTCCCATTTAATAATAAACTTGCTGTCCATTTCTTTTGAGCAGTATCTAATTCTGCCCCGCTTACAAAAGTCCAAGCACCTGCTATTGGGTCTGTAAAAGCAGTCGCGGCATCTGATCCATTAAAAGAGCTGACGATTTTAGTATATGTATCCCAGCCACTCCCGCCACTGAGAGCGTCCCAGACTCCATCGGGATTTCCAGATGAGCTTTTATCCATCTTATAAATTGAAGTCCCAAAAACTCCTAAGAGCATATTTTTAGACGAAAAATCCCATAGAGCCACTCCATCGTTTCCTTTTGCACCATTTGTGATATAAACCTCAAAACAGGCATTGTATGAGGTTTCCACAGTCCAAGTCGTGGCATCATAAACGCTCATGCTTCCATCGGGATAAATTACATCGTAATTATCTACGCCCCAATAAACATAATTAGTCCCGTCAATATCAAAAGCACCTGTCAATACTAAATGATACTGTGTTCCTGCCACTAAAGTGGGATTAGTCGAAAAGGTAAAAGTTACCCAAGAATACTCAGTAGTTACTAATGTCGCGGTATCTGAAATGTCAATGGCAGTTGCTACGCCATTGGTTACTTCCGTCCCTGACGGGACTCCTGAAGCATCTGACTGGATTTCAAGAGTTATGGTATCTGTTCCTGCGGGAGTTCCTACTTTCTTAAGCCATAATTTGACCTTTGTTACAGTAGAAGAAGTCTTACATTTAAACCCTTGCGATATTTGAGTCCTTGCGGCAGCATCCCTTAAAGCATAATCGGTGGTCTGATAACCAGGGGGATAACAAACATCAAGTCCATCTGATTCTACTGTTGAAGAATTTACTTTGTCGAACCCACCTCGTTTCATAAGGCGGTTTCCTACCCCTGCGCAATGAAAGTTCCGCATATTCGGGCTTTTATTTAGAGGCATCGAGAGTATTGGAGTCCTTGTATCCTCGCCACCTGAAAAGTCACTTATAACAATAGCTGTCTTGCGTATCATAATTTACCTATAATCTGCTTGCCCACCCTGCCCATTTACTCCATCAAGTATCCCAAAAGACGGTCTTCCACTTTGTCGTTTCACTCCCCTAAAATGAATATCAGCTTTAAAATACTTACTGAGTTCCTTCGTAGCTTTTAATTCCCATACTGCCATACCAGTTAAATCGCCCTGTTTAGCCAAAAGTTCCGCTACTGCGTAGTAGACGAGAGCCATTTGACAGTTCGTAGGCGGTATATCTGGAATATCGGTGTCGGCTGAAACTTCCGTAGGTTTCTTGTCATAATCAATATAGATAGTCGAATATAACGCTACAAATGCGTCAGAGGGCAATGGTGAGAAATATACTTTTATGGCCCCTGATATTTCAAGGAAAGCGCAAATACTCGGAGTCCCGACAGTATCGCTATCGTTTTCTTCAGCCCATACCTCATCACTGACTATATCTATCGGTGCTTCATTCCCATTTAATAGATAAAATGCCCTGAGAGGATAGTTAAAGCCTGTTAATCCTGTTAAAGCATAGCTCTGGGTAGAAGCAACTGGAGTGATCGTCCCTTGACGACGCAGAGCAATCCAACGCCTTTCACCTGCCAATTTACGAAGGGCATCGTTAAGCGCTATTAAAGCCTTTGCGTCAGCACCCTCGATGTTTGCTATATTGGCATAGTCTTTAATGCGGGTTAGTAATGTGCTTGTTTGTAGGCCATAAGTAGGCATCAAGCCCTCCTTACTTCAGTGTTTCTTTTATCACTTCAAGAGCTTTTTGAAGTTTAGATTTCAATAAATTTACATCCTCTTTTGCTAATTTGAGGCTTTTTTCTAACCCCTCATTTGATTTTATGAGTTTAGCGAGATCTTGTTTTTGTTCATCCAGATTGACGAGCCTAATCTCTACTGTGGACTTTTTAGATATTGCCTCTGTTTCGATATTCTTTGCTTTCTTTACGATATTTTCCGCTTCAAGTTTTGCCTTTACTACAACCTCTTTTGATGATTTTTCAATTATCATCTGCCTTTCTTTATGTCCCGACAGATTTACTATAACATTGTTAGTTTCTCTGACAAGAATAGCCTTTTCCTTATTCAGTCTTGCGACCTCTTTTTCTAAGTCTAAATACATCACTTCTTTTCTACTCATATTTCTGTCCATTTACTTTTCCTCCTTTTTATGCTTTCGAGAATGCACCAAAAGTCCATATTCACTCTTTGCTGTAAAACCGCACTCATCACAAATTAAAGTCTTTTTCTTTTCAACCACGACTTCCTTTACGACCGTTTTTGTAGAGTTTACCTGATACTGCCCTGGGGCGTTATGGGCAAGCCACTCGACCAACTTTTGTGGACACTCACAGGTAAAGTCATTCTCTTTTTTAAAGACATAAGGCTTTCTCTGAAACACAACCTTGTTAAATGAACGCGAACCAACATATCTTAATGAAACCATGTTACACCTCCGTTTTTATGTTCAATAAACCGAACAACACAATCACCGTTCCTGATAATCTCGGAAAATCCATAAAGGACTGCCCTAATGCTATAATTGCAAGGATTAAGCAACTTGGAAAAACTAATCCTCTATTTTTCATAGAATTATATAGCCAGATAAATATAGGAATACTAAAAATACCAACGCTGAATAGAATACCTAAATACTGATTATAGGGATTGTCAAAATGTCCAAATATATGTTCTAAATTTTTGCTAAAGCTAAACCCATGTCCTGCAAGGGTTAAAGACTTTAGTGTTTCAAACCATACCCAAAGACGGGGACGTAGATCATAAAACATTAGTTTATAAAATATACTTACAAATAACACTATGCACGACATAAAAAACATAATCCACATAGAACCTAATCCGATTATTTGCTTTCTAAATTTAAGGCATATTACTAAAATAACAGCAAATATAGCAGTCCAAGTTTTCGTGAGTAAAAGTCCCATAATTGGGATAATAGCTAACCAGGGATTAAACATATAACATATAGGTATTGCAAGCGCCTGATAAGTCCCTAAATGACTCGGGTTTTTCATAAGACCTGCGTAAGAATAAATAAAGTTTATATTAAAAAATTGTAGTGATTGAAAGATAAAATTTAAGACGCTGACTATAACTATCGGCAATAAGATAAGTTTTATATTTCTTGAATATTCAAATACAAGTTTATAAAGTAAAAATCCTAAAAATATATTATGAATGACTTTTACTGATATGGGATGCAGAAATACACTTACCAAACACCCGATTAAGAAAAAGAATAACCACTTATCCTGAAGAACCCTTATCTTTTTTTGAAACAAGGATACGATATATAAGACAATTATCCCGAATTGAAAGAATTGTAATTGTAGCATGGAGTTGGTAGAGTCTATCACCCCTGATTGATAGAATTGTAGAGCTGTGATATTACCGATTACGGGTAATAAAATAATTGGCGATAAGAATAAAAATATCACCAGAGCCAAATCAAACATTATTCGTACTCCACGATAACATTACAAGTAGTTATCACTATGTACAACCCTGTCGAACCTTCCAATGGTTTTTTAGAGAAATCTAATACTTTGCCGTTTAAAGAAACTGCTTCTGAACCCTCTGTCTTTACATAAGTATTAGAAAATTGGGAAGTATCCACAGCATCATAAATAGTAAAGTTTCCACTAGCAGTAGTTACTACATAACTAATACGGTAAATTTTCCAGTCCCCTCTTTTTATTAACGTAGATGAGGAATATCCTTTTGTGGTTGAGGTATTCCTATCCGCAAAAGCAAACGGAGTAAAGAATATCACAATCAATAGTGCTAAAATTATTTTTTTCATAACTCTCCTTTAAATATAGAGGACAGGTTTTTAGCCTGCCCCCTATAAATTACTTTACAGATACTCAATTACTACTGTGCAACCATATACAACAACAGTCATACCAGAATCAAGAGTCAACCCTTCTTCCCCGAAATACATATGGGCTAAAGCGTCTTCATCTGTAGCTTCTCCACCTTCAACAGCAACGGTAGTATTGCTTGCGGTAGCAAGTGTAGAAGTATTGTATATACCAAACTTTCCAGCGGTTTCTGTAACATAACCAGTTATTCTGAAAATGGTAGCACCTTGTGTTACTGCGGTATCTGTTGTAAATGCTCTGAACTTATGTGGTGTCGTCCTTGTAGAATCAGCACTGGATATTGAACTCCCAACTGCTATCAACCCGAGGACGATTAAAGCAATAAGTAATTTCTTCATGGCTTTATCTCCTTATATAGTGCCTGGGTTTTTAGCGTAGGATTTCATTAAAAGGTAATTCTTGCAAGCTCCAAGTGTATCTTTTACTGCTACTTGCCCAAAAATCGCCTTTACCCCTATGCCATTCTCGAAACCGTAATCATAAGACTGAGAAATAGGAGTCGGTTTCATCCCCCAACCTCTCACCGCTACTTCAGCTCCGAAACCTATCTGCGTAGATACGTTCCTTAATGTGATCAATGCACCTGCTGTATGAGCTGCCGCAGTTGTTCCGTTCTGCGCTCTTGCATTTATTGTAAAGGTCGTAACTGCTTTTGCTGAATAGGTTATCTCCTCACTGTCTATACGAAGCGTTCCAGTTGCTGGGAAGAACTTTGTATAGTTAGCTTTGGCATTAGAACCTACTGTGATCGTGGTTTCAGCTGTTGAAGCAATGCCTGTATAAAGCCTTGCTTCCGGACGTAGCGGAGAACCCTGAATATTGTAACCTGATTTTACAGACTTACGGACATACAAAATACAACCATTATATATCCCCAATGCTCCTGTAAAAATCCTATTCTGTTCTCCCCTTATCCCTGCGTCTCTCTGCGCCTGTTGCCAAACACTATCACCTTTCAGCCAATATTCGTCAATTTCAGATATAGCGATGCCGTATGTATCAAGTTCTTCGCCATCCTTCATCTTAACGGATATAGGTATTGCACCTTTACGCTGTAATGCGAGCTTTATTCTGTCGATCTCTTCAGTTCCAAAGGTGTCGTTGTCTCCGAGGTTCGCTTCAGCAGCGGCATCTCCCGCATAAATAGTATCTGGTGATTCAGTCGTTATAAGCTGGGTATCCATACCCTCGTCTATATGACGGCTAATCCAATCAGACAATCTCTTGCGAGCTACCTGAACTATGCTAAAGTTTACCTTTCTTTCCAAGTTCTCAGTGAAAGCTACTGCATTTCTGATCCAGTCAACAGTTAAGTCGAACTGACTCATAGAGAGCTTGTCCTCGCTTGCTTCTAATGTGGATTCTCCTGTAACTCCCGATGAAATAAGTTGGCTCATTGTCTGGAAGTGAATCGTATCTCCAGGCCCTTTTGTGAAATCATCTTTCGTGATTATGGGCTTACTTGAGCCTTCCTTACCTTCAAATCTCGCACCCCAAAAAGCTTTTCTGATACCCTCATCATAAAGCCTCGCATTCCAAAACTCTGGTATGGCATCATCGAACTCACCAGCACCAGCATTATAGGTATGCGTATTTAAGGTAGCAAAACCTCTTTCATCTGTTAGGAATTTTAGGAGATTTCTAAGAAAATTCATTTTTATCTCCCCGTTGTTGATTTATCATAGGCATCTTTGTCATCGTCAGACAATTTCTGATATTGTTCAAAGGAAAGTTTCCCACCTCCAAAACCTTTAGAGCCTTTACCCTGAATCATACCTGCCCGACCTTTTTTACCTGGTGCTGCTGCATTTTCCGAAGCTTGCCTACCCAACTCCGTATATGCCGCTTCAACAGCAATCCTGTAAGCAAAGGGGGTTAAAAGTTTCACCTCACCAGAAGGAGTAATTTCAGCTAATTGTCGTTCAAACAGAATATCGTTCGCGCGGACATATAGCTTACTTTGTTGGTTTTTAACATCGGGAAAAAGTTTTTCAGTTTCCGCCCATACATCCGTTACCTGTTTCTGGAATTCTCCCTGTACTCTTGAATTCTCCTGAAAACCATCAAACTCGGTTTTTAAGAGGTTCTTGAAATACCCAGACAGAATTTTTGCAGTATCAGGGTCAAAATGTTTGGTGAGGTCTGTAATCTTTTCCTCGATTTTCTCCTTCTCCTTTGGCGGTGCTTGCTGGGCGAGCGTTGAGAGCCTTTTGATTTCTTGAGCCATACGGGTCGCTTCCCTATTGGAATTTATATACCCTTGCTCAAGTTCTTCTGGCGTCTTATACACCCCAGCATACAACTTTTCCTCTTTGCCACTACCATCCTGGTTTACCCCTTCGGCTCCAGCCTGGCCTTCTTGCTCTTGACCTTCCTGGGTCAAGGCTTCCGCATCAGCGGCTTTACCTTGATTTTCCATTTGCTACCTCCCTTTAAATAAAAAAGCCGTATTGACTTCCTATGAGTTATAGGGTTAGTTAATACGGCTTCTGTCTTTCAGATTACCGATTATTTAATTGTCTGGTGCTTAGCTAAACTTATTACTTTTCCTTCGTGAAAATTTAATTGCACATAACCATAAAACTTTTCTTTTTCTAAATTGGCTATTTCTTTCTTATCACTATGTTTCTCAATAAAGGCTTTTGTCCAGTCCATTATTCCTCTATCTTTTCTTCTTTCTTTTCCTTCATATCCTTTTCATCATAATTGTCTTTTTCTTCATCGGGCATATCGAGGTAATCTTCTTCAGATTTACCAGATGCACCCATTTTATGAATCTCTATTTCCATATTTTCTCTTTTTTTATCATCTTGTTCGTTTATTCCCTTGCGAGTAATTTTGCCTATAATCTCAAGCCGACATATATCCCCAACATCTTTTTTCATTAAAGCATCTGGGACTTTATTGTCTAAGTAAATTGAGGGGTATCTAATCTTATCCTCCCTCGGTGCTTCTACTGCTTGCGGTGATTCATCTTTTGGTATCTTGTATCCTACATCTTCCATTTTTACCTCTCCTTTCGAGCTTGTTTCGCTTTAAACTCTAATGCTTTTGGTATATCGAACGCCAGCTTCAAACCTTTTTTAATAAGCTGATAATTCTTTATCAGTTCAGGGGAAGCGTCAGGATTATCCATATAAATAGTATAAACATTTATCAGCTTTTCAAGTTCCCTTTTATAAATCAGCCACCCATTAAGTGTTGAAATATCAAGCACAGATTGACAGTCCTGTATTCTATTATCTTGCTTCGGCTGAGTTTCTATCACCTAGCACTCCTTCCAATTTTTCTAAGTCCTCTTTTGCTATCTGCTCTTTTACTGACTCTGGAGAAAGTTGTATCCCTGCGTTTGCGGCCATTTGAATTCTTCCCTCTGCTGGTAAATCCTCGTATTTAATAGGGGCTAACGGGGATTTAGGAACAGGTTGTTTGGACTGCGTCTCTGCTTCAATAGCTTGTTGTTGCTTTTGAGCGTTCTGAGCCGAGATCTGCTGTAATTCTTCAGGAGTTGGTATCTTCACATTTCTCATATCTATTGCCCTGAAAAAGTTTTCAGTTAATTGGCGTATCACTTCATCAGTTATAACAGGGTTTTTACCATAGGACTCCATTCCAGTCTTGTATGCCATTGTCGCCCTGTTCTGCTCTATCTCACGATTTATATTTATAGAGTTTCCTACGCTCTCAAAATCAAAGTTTCCAGACCAGCCCTTTTTATTTATTTTCTTAAACGGGTTTTCTTCAGAGCCAGTTACCATATAGACATAATCATCTTCCAGCAAATCAGCATTTAACTGGACTATGAAATCATACAAGTCCTCGTTTATGTCCTGTAACGCCCTTATCATATCATCAAACTTAATATTCCCTTCCCCAATTATAGACATAATCCCTGATGCGGTTCTATTTGAACCGATAGGAGAATCCATGCTTGTTCCATAATCCGTTACTCCGAATAGTTTTTGGACAAGGGATAATAAGAATTCTAACTTTACGAATTCCAGTTGTTCCGATTTAGGGAGTTCCAATACTCTGTATGCCGAAGGGTTGTCAGATACCCATTGCGCTCCAGGGCCGTAAGGGTTTTCATCAGGATCATGTCCTGCGGGAACTATCGTAGGAGGATTATTTGCAATCGAACCCCTGTCTATCATCTGATTAAATACGGCGTCTATTAAATTCCTGATACCTATTAAGAATTCAGGCACTCCCTTTCCATAGAAACTATTATCCATAGGGATAATTTGGTAGTGGAAGAAAGGTCGTTTAGGATATGGGGAAATCATCCATCCTAATAGTTTGGAATTCTCAAGCTGGTCTTTTGAATTCGCCACTCCTGTCAGGTTTGTAGAGCCTATAAAAACAACGATTTCTTCATCAAATCCGTCTTCATTTACATCATACTTTCCATGCCACTCGCTTATGAGTATTTTAGAATAGTTATGGATTTCATTTTTATTTGTGGGATTTTTTACTAAGATGTCTTCTTCGAGTTCAGTTACAGCTCTGGGATTAAACTTTCCCTCGTCTTGTTCTCCGACATTACGTTTACACCAATCGATAGTCCGTTCATAGGTATCGCAAATCCAGTCTAAGTCATCCACTTCGGGAGTATTAGCGTCCTTCGGGATTAAGACCTGTTTGATATTCCTTGAATAAAGTTTAGGCCCATCATAGATTTTCTTGGGTTCTGATAGGATTTCTTTCTTCTTTACCTGTGGCAAACCCTGTTCGTTCACTTCTTGAACGATAGCGTCATTTGTAACAGTTATGGGTTCGCCCTGTTCGTTAGTATATTTCTCATTGGTCTGGGGATTTACCACATAATAAACGACCTTATTTATAATCTTTTCTTCTTCTTCCCATACACATTTTACTAAAGCATCACCAGCCATGACGACATTTTTAAACACCTGCTTCATCCTACGGTAAATCTTTATATGTTTGGTAAGCTGAAAATTAAGGGCTTCTTGGACTACTGGGGCTTGACCTAAATCATCTTCACTCTGACCCCTGACCCAGACGATCGGCTTTGCCCCATAACAGACTTTTAAAAATCTCGGCAATAATCCTTCTATGGTAAACGCTTCTATCGGGACACCTATATCTGAGGCCCATTTCCAGGGAGAATTCTTTGGGTTTTTCTTTGGGTCATCCCCCCAGCCCATAAGGCCAGAGATACTTCGTTTCGCCTCATACCGCTTAACGTATTCATCCACTTCTTTAAAGCGGGGAGCGTAATGGGTTCGGGATTCCGTAACCCACCTGACAACATCTTTTCTCATATCATCTGGACTAAATTTACTTGGCACTTTTAACCCCTTTTATTGTTCCTAAAATCCCTGTTCCGCGAGGTGGAAGCTTACTACCTTTTCCGTACAATTTTGTATGCCTTTTTCTTCGTTCTTCATTAGTTCTGGGGTTTCCAAATCTGCGTTTACCGTCTT